ATATCAGGGTTGGCGTGTTTTTGATCAACCCTCAACAAGCCTTATCTATCAGCCTGATTCAGCCGCCCGCGGCTGCGACTCCGTTGTTCCCGTTCACCGATGAAGTGGCGGCCGGAAGGCTCCGCTCGTTCCGCCTCATCACGTCGGGCAACGTACCGCTCGGCACTGTGATCGCTCTCGACGCCGCGGACTTCGTCACCGTGGGATCCGAAGCGCCTCGCTTCGAGGTTAGCGACCAGGCCACCCTGCATTTCGAAGATACCGCGCCAACAGATATCACAGGCGGCACACCGTCGCCTGCGGTGCCCGTGCGCTCGATGTTCCAGACCGATAGCATCGCTCTAAAGTTGGTCTGGCCGCTCAACTGGACTCTGCGGCGCCCGAATATGGTATCCTGGGTCGCCGGCGTCACTTGGTAGTCATACGACAAAGGTATTAACGTCCGCGTTAATACCATCCCTTCAAACTGCAGGAGGCGTCGATGTCAAATCCTAACTTCCCAAATGCGGTGCCGACACCGACGCAGGCCGAGCTTAATGCGAATCAGGCTGCGATGGTGACAAACAGCGCGACGCGCCCGACGTTTGCGAACGATGGGAGCGGCGCTTACCGTGCGTTGCCACCGTGGCCGCACCCGAACGGGCACCCGCCCGGATCGGTCTACAAGTAGCAAGGAGGTTCCAAATGGCCGGAACACCGACCCCGACGCAGGCGGAAGCTAACGCGATCAGTTCCAATCTTTACGCAGGATTGCCGCCGCCGACTCTTGCTCCCGATGGAAGTCCGCTTGATACCGGCTCGATTCCCGGAGTCGGCGGCACGGCGACAGCACCGGCGGAGGTTAAGGCCGAAGAGAAGCCGGCGCATTCAACGCACGCGACGCACGCTCGAGCGAGCAAGCACGAGACGTGACGCTACCGCTGGTCAGGAAGACCGAGCTCGAATTTCTCTGGCCGATAAACTGGCTCGGTCTTCACCAGCAATATCTCAACGTCGGCGAGATGGATGTTATCGCCGCGTTGCTCCGTCAGGTCGAAGCAAAATCGGTTCTCGAGATCGGATGTCGCGATGGGCGAACGGCGCGTGTGCTGCTGCACAACGTGTCGGCGCTGCAACGCTATGTCGGGATCGATGTGCCATTATCTTATCAGCCCCCGTTGCTCCACCAACGCGCTGAGATGGTCGTCGATCCCGGCGCCCTCGTCGCCGACGACCCCCGGTTCGAGCTCATCATCCGCGAGCGCGGCTCGCAAGATCTGATGCCCTCCGAGCTCCTGCCGGTCGATGCCGTGTTCATCGATGGCGATCATTCCGAACGCGCGGTCGAATGGGACAGCCGCCTCGCGGATGCGATCGCGCAAAAGTTGATCATCTGGCATGACTATCACGATAATCCAGCGGTCGAGATCAAGCCGGTGCTCGATCGTTTGTGCAATGACGAAGGTTGGCCGATCAGAATGGTTGAAGGAACATGGCTCGCTTATCGCGTAAGGTGAAACACAAACCAAAGGAGAAATGCGTGAGCTACAATCTCGCTTCCGGCATGCAGTGCAAAATCCGCGTCGATTACGTCGATGCCGCTGGCAATCCTGCTGTCGTCGACGGCGAGGTGGCCTGGGCTTCTTCGGACGACACCATCGCCGCGGTTTTCGTGAGCTCCACGGACAGCCAGGATGCCGTCGTTCGCACCATCGGCCCTATCGGCCAGGTGCAGATTACGGCGACTGCCGATGCCGATCTCGGCGCCGGCGTGCGCAACATCATCACGCCGATGGACGTGACGATCGTCGCCGGCGAAGCCATGTCCGGTGCCATCACGCCGGTCGGGCCGGCCGAACCGATTCCTTGATGTTTTCGAACGACGCTATCGATATTCATTGTTTGCATCTCGATCAGGGCTATGCGGCGTTTCACGAGAACGATTTCGAAACGGCGCTGGTCGAATTCGAAATGGCGCTTGCGATCGACGAGCGCCCGATGGCGCGCTGGGATCGCGCGCTCACGCTTCTTGCATTAGGGCGATACGAAGAGGGATTCCGCGATTGGCGGACGAATTGGCAACTCTATAACGCCGAAATCACGCCGCGGGCCAAGCAATGGTATTTCTTCGAGCGGCGGCCGCTCTGGAAAGGCGAGCCTGGCAAGCGTGTGACGATTCTCGGCGAGGCTGGTTTTGGCGATCAGATTCAGATGTTGCGATTTGTACCGCTCGCGCAACAGCTCGCCCCGATCTTGCTCGATATGCCTGGGGCAATGCAACGATTGGCGATGCAGATCGCGCCGCTTGCCGACGACAACGACGGCGAATGCATCTGCCCGATGTTCGATTTGCCGGTTCTCCTGCGTACCACGCCGGCAACGGTTCCGCCGCCGCCCTATTTGCGACCCGACGTGGCCCTCACTGCCCAATGGGCGAACAGGATCGGAAATGGTGGACGGCGGCGGATCGGCATCGCCTGGTCGACCAAGCTCGACGAGAGAAACGAACATCCGTATGCACGCCGTGGCATAGCGCTCGAACAGTTCCTCGAGCTCCTGCCGCTCGAGGGCGAGCTTTATAGTCTGCAAATGCAAGAACGTGAGAAGGCCATGGAGCATGGAATCCGGGCCGGCACTTTCGAGGACTTCGCCGATGTCGCTGCTCTCATTTCCCACATGGACAGTATCGTATCGATCGACACCGCCGCCCTTCACGTGGCCGGGGCAATTGGTCATCCTTCTATCAGCGCCCTTCTCCCCTACGCGCCGACTTGGCGCTGGCTCAACGGATGCCCATGGTATCCCAAGCTAAACCTATGTCGCCAGCAATCGCCCGGCGACTGGCCGAGCGCGTTCAGCCAGGTTCGATCGTAAAAGCGCCCGAGCCGCTCGTCGCGCGGCCATCGGTGCGCAGCCTGGTGCGCGCCTGCGCCTCGGTGGCGATCGGCGCGATCGATCGCACCTCGCCGCACGTGGTCGCGGCCAATGAATGGGGCCACGATGACGGGGCGCGGTGGCTGTTGCAGCGCGCGCCCGGCGCGTCCATGGATACGTCGCAGGCGCCCGGCATCGTGCAGACGGTCATGCCGGATTTTGTCTCGACGCTGGCGACGGCTTCGGCTGCAGCACAGATCTTCAAAGAAGGCTTGATGCTGAAATTCGATCGTGCCGGCAAAATCGCGGTGCCAACGCTTTTGGGCGATCCCAGCTATGCCGCGTTCGTCAAAGAGAGCGGCGCGATTCCCGTGGTGCAAGGTCATATCGAGCCGCTGGTTTTCCTGAATCCTCACAAGCTGGCGGTGATCGTGGTGCTTACCGAGGAAATGGTGCGGTCATCCAACGTCGAGGCGCTCGTCCGTGATGCGTTGATCCGTTCCGCCGGCTTGGCGCTCGATGCCATCATGTTCGACAGCCAGCCAGGGGACACCTCCCGACCACCGGGCTTGCGTTACAACGTGACGGCATTGACTGCGAGCACCGCACCCGATTCGACTACCGCATTGCTCAACGATATCGAGGCTTTGCACTTGGACATCGAGCCGGTAACGCCAACGCATCCGGCAATTTATGTCACGAGCCCGACGCGTGCATTGATGGCGGAATTGCGCAGCCCGCATGGCCTCGATCCGCTCGTGATCATCGGCTGCTGGGCGTTTCATGGCACGAACGACGTCGCGGCTTTGGCGCCGGATATCATCGTTTCAGCATTCGGAGACGCCCCGGAAATCGAGGCTAGTCGCGAGACCGCGGTGCAAATGGATACGGTGCCAACGGATATCAATGCGGCCACGACGAGGACCTCGTCCTTGTGGCAGGCCGATTGCATTGCACTCAAGCTCCGCTTGCCGGTGACTTGGGCGTTGCGCTCCGATGTTGGCTTGGCGTGGCTCACAGCAACAAACTGGTGAAAATGCCGAATGCTCTGACCCGTGTCATCAATGCGCTGAAAGCGCCGAAGCTCATTGCGAAGGCCGAAGGGCAAGTACACGGGCCGCCTTATGTGTTGCCGATCACCGGCGGCTGGCTCGGCGCCGAAGGTAAGCAAGCCAACTGGTGGCAGGATATGGGCATCTACCCACGCCCGTATTCAAGCTCATCGGCGATGGTCGAGGCGTGCGTTAGCGCCTACAGCCAGACCATAGCGATGTGTCCAGGTGACCATTGGCGCGATGACGGAAAAGGTGGTCGCGAGCGGGTGACGAATTCGGCGCTATCGCGGATTCTGCGCGAGCCGAACGATTACCAGTCGATGTCCGATTTCCTGCTGGGGATGGTCAGAGATCTCTACATGTACGGCAACGCTTACGCGTTTGCCATCAGAAATAATCGCTACGAGATTGCCGAACTTCACCCGATGATGGCGCGGCTTTGCTGGCCGAAGATCGCCGAAGACGGTTCCATTTTCTACAGCTTGAACGGTAACTACATCATTCAGAATCGCCTCGACGAATGGTTGCCCTACGTACCGGCGCGCGATGTTCTGCACATCAAGCTGCATTGCAACGACTTGGTTTACCATCCGCTGCTCGGTGTCTCTCCGTTGACTGCCGCGCTGATCGA